TGCTCACGTGCTATTCTAGTTTCTGCCATTTTAACGCTCCATCTTCGCAAATTCACGAGCATATTGCTCGGGGGTTAAGCCCAGTTTCTTAGCTATTGATAGCTGAGACTGTTTAAGTACAATCTTTTTGGAGGACGTACTTCGGGAAGCTGGTGCGACTACATTGGCAGGTTTCGAGGCGCGTTGAGCCTTCGCAGTGCCTTCGGTCGCTTTGGACTCGTCTCCGAAATACTCCGGAAAACGACGACGCATCGTTGTGTCGATGACGCCCCAATATTCGTCGGAGCCAACAAACTGCTGACCACGTTCTTTCTCAAGCTTCTGATGAAGCCCAAGTGCCGATGCAGTCATCTCCGGATCAGTACCCCACCACATATTGCGCTCTTGCCACGCAACTGTTTTCTGGTCTGGTCGCGGGATTTGCACCTGCGGTTGGGTAGGTTGTACATCTTCCTCTACGTCTTGTAAAGTAGGACGATAACCAGCAAGCTGTTGCAGCTTATATTGGGCCTCGCTGAGCTTCTGCTGTGCGTCCAAGACGCGATCAGTATCACCGGCTTCGTAAGCATCCTTGTACTCACGTTTGGCCTGTGCAAGCTCATATTCGGCGCTTTGCTTGAAACTACCAACCAGTGTCTGCTCGCCCTCGGAAAGGGTAGCCTTCAACTTGCGGTTTTCTTCGAGCAGGCGCTGTGCTGCGTTGAGAGCTTCTGTCTGCTCACGCATGACACGCTCTTTTTCGCGGCGTTCATCGTGCCAGACCTTCTTCATCTGCTTTAAGCGGATTTTGACCTTCTCGGAGTATTCTTCGAGTTCGTCAGCTTCAAGTTCGTCAACGACCTCTTTTGGCATAGGCTCACGCCCACGGTCTGCCTCTGGGGTATCGTCTTCAACGTCGATATCAGGCTCGTTGCTTTCATCGGAAACAGGGGTTTCGTCTTCGACTTCCCACTGGAAGTCATCATTTGGCTCATCTGCCATATTACTTCTCCTTTGTACGGTTGCCCGTTTTTACCCGCGAGAAATCCCGCGAGGGTCTTCCACGATACCCTCAACCGCATCATCGTTAATGATACGGAATTGACGACCATGAATTACGATACGTGTGCCCGCGTGTGGACGCACAAGAATGAAATCACCTTCCTTGCACCAAGGACCGCTCGGGAAGCGTTTCTCGTCAGCATAGCAGTCTGGGCCGAGCTTTGCGGCATAGAGCACTGTGGCGAGCAGTTCCTCGTGGTGGAGGGTAATATCCGCTTTGATGATGCCGCCCTCAGTAGTCTTCTCGATCTCAGGGATAGCGCACAGGATGCGATACCCAGAAGGCTCAGGAAGTTGCTTGGCCCGGTCTTCAAAAGCAAGCTCGGGGGCGGCACCCACCTTAGGGATGGGCTTACCGGAAAGATCAATGAGGTCAGTCATCGTCGTTCTCCAACCGCTGCGCAGTATCCGCGAGGATGCTGGTCGCCATCATCAAGCCACGGATAATCCCGCAGGCATATTTGTAATCGCCGTGATCCTTAGCACCGCCACGAGCGAGGTCGTCGCCCATGACTTTGATCTCCTCTTGGATTTTATCGGCGATGTGTTTTAGGACATCGTTACTCATTCATTTTCCTTAGGTTGCTGGGTTGGGGAAACAGGGGTTTCGGTTTTTGCAGTTTGGAACTGTTCGCGGGCAACTTCTATACCCATACGAAGTCCTTCCATCTGCTCCTTGGCGGATAAGCTAGCCTCATCCGTTGCAATCTTGGCCCCAACTTGGAGGCCAGCGATTTCTTCTTGCGACTCGATACGCATCTGCTCAAGTTCGAGACGGTCGTTTTTCTCAGCGGCGTCAATCTGCATCTTCTGCTTCTTGAGGTCGAGTTCGCCCTTCTTAATCTCAAGCTCCTGCATCTGCATTTGGACGATTGGGTCCTGCTGCATCTGCTGGTTCTGCTGCTGTTGAGCTTCGGCTTGGTTCTTCTGAAGCAACTGCGACGAGGCAGCGGCAGCCAGACGAGAGATCGCAAGCTCTGTGTCTTCGTTCATCTCGGCATTTGGCGGAGGCAACGGCACACCGGCCTGCTCTTCGACCTGACGACGATACTCGAAGGCTAAGTGTTCTGCTATATGTGCCTGCATGGCAGCCTGCATGGCCTGCGCGTTGGGGTTTTGACCCATAAGTTGCGCAACCTTGGGGTCTTGCATCGCGTTCATGTGGACCTGAATATGCGCTTCGTGGTCTTGGTAGATGAACGCCTTGACCGGCTTACCGTTGATGATGTCCATATTCTCGGACACAGGGTCACGTGGTTTCATCTCGTCGCCATCCTTGAGCGGCACGAGCTTCTGAGCGTTCTGGATACCAAGCACCTCAAGCATCTGGCGGTGCAGATACGGCAGGTCATAAAGCTGCGGCGCGCCTTGCGCGAGTTGCAGAACTGCTTGATATTGCACAATTTTCTGTGCCATCGTCGCAGCGTTAGGGTCGCTGACAGGGATGACCGTGACCATGTCATAGTCGCTCTGCTTCGCTTTGCGGTCACCTTCGACTGGGTCGTAAGAGTAAGTGTCGGGTGTGTAGTCCCGAATGATACCCTTAAGAAGCCGGAACTCCTGCTTCATCGCATAGTGTATGCGCGCCTGAATGGCCGACATGGACTTAAGCGTGCGCTCAAGGATCGCCAGCGTGGTGCCGACAGGGGCTTGGCCCGACATATCGCTGATCTTCATATCAGCGGCCCCAGCGAAACGACGGCCTTCCTCTACGATGGTGCCTAGGAGGCTGTAGAGTACTTGGCTTGGCTCCTTATAGGGCAACGGCATGATATTATCACGCATTGTGCCCGAGGCGACGTCCACGTCGCGCCATTCAGCAGGCGCAATCGGCGTGTCGTCACCCTTGACCCTCAGACCCTTAGTTTTAAAGCCACCCGGTAGATTGGATAGGGTGCCAGCATCAACAAGCTGCCGAATAAGGCTGGTACCAGACTTAGCAAAAGCACCAACAAGGTGAATAAGGCCAAAAGCGTAGAAACCGAAGCCCGGAACATACGGATAATGTACGAAGTGCTGGCGCTTGTTTTTGAGTTTGTCATCGGGGTCCCAGTTACGACGGATGGAGAGGATCGTCTCGGTCGCCTTGTCCATGGTCACAACGTAAGGGACGGCGATTTCAGCTTCCGCCTCGTCTTCCGCGAACTTGTCGTCAGGCAGCACTAATTCTACGTGCATTTCCAATAACTTATAGCGGTCGTCAGATGAGGCTCGGAAGCCCATCTTCTCAGCGATTGCCTTCTCGATGTCATCGAGCGTATCGACAGGCTCAGGCAGATCGACGTCACGGTAGAACCCATTAGCTTGGAGCTTCTTAAGCTCGTTCGCGGTCTTCCGCATCACATGGGTGACGCGTCCAGCGACTTCCAAACTGGACGCGCCGTAGGGGACGACGACATCCTCTGCCGGAATGTACATCGAAGCTTGACGACCGAGTGATGGATCAAAATACACCTTCTTGAACGCATTTCCTGAGAGGCCCAACCCCCACAGCATACGCTCATGTTCAGGGCGATATTCGATCATCACATCGGTCAACTGGTAATTCATGTCATCTTGGACACGCGAAGCGGCATCGCGCTTCTCAGGCGTTTCCTTACCAATAACCTGCGTACGCACTGGCCCTTGGGCCGGAAACGTCTCCATCATGGTCTCAGCTTGGAACTTTACGAGGGATTCGGAGAGGAGCGGGTGGTAGACGCCGCAGGCACCCGGCCATGGCTCGGTCCGGTCTTCGACCTTCATACCAAGCAGTTCGAGACCATCGACGTAGGTCTGTATCCAGTCCTTGCGGCTCGACAGGTCTTCCTCAAATTCACCGAGAAGGTCGCCCGCAAGCTGCGTAAGCTGCCCCTCGTCCATGTCTTCGGCTAAGTTATCGTTAAACCCGTCATCTTCCTCATCGTCGGGGTCGATCTCGATCTCCATACCGCCAGCGCGGATGGTTACTTCCTCGGGGTCTTCGATCTCAATCTCAATATCAGGCTCTTGACCCATCATATCTTCAGGTGAAAGACCAAGCGGCGCTTGGTTGAGGGCTTTGTCGATGTCCATTAATAATACCCCTGATTACGGTTTGACCTGAAATACTGGATTTCGTCCGGTTCGTCTAGGTTAGTTGTAATATAGCCGCCCCTACGGAAGCGGTGCATCGCCATAGACACCGTATCGACATAGTCATCGTGGGTACCTGCTGGAAATTCAGCTACTTCATCAATCACTTCTTCGGCCCACCGAGTTGCAGGTGCCCACACCCGTCCAGAGGCAAACAGGTCGCTCACAGCGTTCAATCGGGAGATTTTGTCGTTCCCCCGTGTAGGTGTAAACTCTTGTACCGGTATCCCCATGGCTCGCATCTCGTAGATCAAAGGTGCACCGGAAGCCTTTTTCTCGATTATCACACTGTCGGGGTCCCACTCTTTATACTCCTCGACTGCCACTTGCTTAAGTTGTGGGAACTCCATGCGATCTCGGAAGGCATTTAGCAGGATAATGTTGGCCTGCGCGATACCTGCGTCGTCAGGGTGATAAAATACACCCCACGTTGTACACGCTGAATAGTCGGCACGCTGCGTTTTCTCGAAGGCCGTATCCCATGCCATGAGGATAAAGTCGCAACTCGGCGGCTCATCGTTCGGCCACTCCTGCCACCACTCTCTTTTGACGATAGCGGCGCTTTCCGAGACCGGATTCTGCTGGTACTGCGCCATCCACTTACTGTTAGGAACGTCGCGCTTAACTTTCTCAAGCTCGCTTAATTCCCAGAACTCAGGCCACAGCGGCTTCTCAGATGGAAGAATTGCTGGAAATTCAATGACTTCCCACTCACCGAGGCTGTCGTTGGCCGCTGCGTCCTTGAGTATCTGCCCGGTCAGGTCTCTTTTAGACCAGCGCGTCATAACCACGACGATAGACCCACCCGGCTGGAGACGCTGACGCGGACCTGAGGTGTACCATTCGTAGGTCTTGTCGTAGATGTCAGGGTTAACTTCGGCGATAGCCGCTTCCTGCTCGGAGTGCGGATCGTCGATGATGAGCACGTCAGCGCCCTTACCGGTCACAGCACCGCCAATACCGATAGCAAAGTAATCCCCGCCTTTGCTTGTATTCCATCGGCCAGCCGCCTTGGAGTCCGAGGCCAGCGAAAGGTCGGGGAAAATCTTATGGTAGGTCTCTGTATCTACAAGGTTACGAACTTTACGTCCAAAGCCTACAGCGAGTTCTGCCGTGTGCGAGCATTGGATAATCTTCTTATGGGGGTATTTCCCGAGGAACCATGCAGGGAGCAGGTAAGAGGCGAACTCCGACTTTGTGTGTCGCGGTGGCATGTTAATAATGAGCCGTTTGCACTCACCACGAGCAACGCGTTCGAAGGCGTCTGCCATTTTTGCATGATGTCTCCCCCCAATAAACGTAGGCCAGACCTCTTTAACGAACCCAAGGAACTTATCTTGGGCGGTCTTTGTCGTTTTAAGCTCGTCGAGCTTTTCTAACTCAGCCAATAGCCGTTCTTGCTCACGCGGAGGCAGCAGATGCAGGATTTTTGGAATATCATCGAGCGATATCTCGTCCATGAGCTTCTTATTGGGCCGACCGCGCTGTGCCATTAGGCGTTATCGTCCTCTTCCTGTACAAATTCCTGTACATCTTCGTCATCATCTTCGTCATCCACACGGGAAACATAGCGACCAAGCTCTTCGTCCAAGTCTTCGCTCACCGTCGGCATGTCGATAACCTTGGCGTTCAGCAATCGCTTGACCCGCTCCTTGATCGCGGTCTCCAAAGCATCAGGTGAGCTATAATTGATGGTGATTTCGCTGCGCTCGGTGAAGAGCGAGATGTCTGAGTGCTTGCCCAACAGTTCTAAGGCTCTCAGTTCGAACTTCGTATCGCCACAGTTGGCGATCTCCAGCAACTTGTTGGTCAGTGCTGCGCGCACCTCGGTGATGTCATGTGCTAAATTATGTCCATATTCGCGGACGAACGATGATGCTGCCAATGCCACAGGTAAACTCTTCAATGCTTCGCGGTTTTTGCCCTTGAGCGCCGACTTAATCAGCGCCTTCTCCTTGTCGATGGTCTTCTCATCGACCTCTAGGGGTGCGCCAAGGCTTTCAATAAGCTCTGCGGTGTTCGCAGCAATCACCACCTCGTCCATATAGGTGGGAAGTACCTCTTCATCGAGGCTGAATGGAACCGGATGTTTATCCGTAGGTTCGATCTTAACAACAGGCATGTGGCGCAGCGTCCGGTTTGAGGGAGCAGACGCGCCTTATACGTACGGCCATGGGGAGATGTAAAGGGGAAAAGGGGTGAGCCTTGCAAGCAAGCCACGAAGATCGTCCCGAAGCTACTCACCCACTTCCCAAAAGGACCGCAATGTCGAATCACGATACAAAATAATACCCCCGGGGGCCAAATGCGTCAAGGTACCATAGACGGGGGGTGTTTCCTAAGCGCCGAATTGACGGTGTCTGGCTAGAAAAATGACCCCCCACCCCCCTTGGATTTTGGTGATGTTGTGAGATTTTGAGCATATTATTATGTATATACGCGAGGGGGACTCCGATGCTGAGCGCGGGGGGTTGGGGGGCGGTAGGGTGAACAAAGGGCGAACAAAGCACCCCTGCCACCCCTGCTTTGATTGACTATATAGGGATTAGTTTGCACCTTGCCTAAGCGATGCAATACCTCGGAGACCCGCAGAAATCCTTGGGGGTTGACAATGTCTAATTGATTCGCCTATAACTGATTGGGCAAGGCGGGATTGCTTTGCTACATTTGGAGAAAATGACATGAGCAAGATTGACATATATCAAGACGTTACCGACAAGATTATCAATGCATTAGAGACTGGCACGGCCCCTTGGCTTCGCCCTTGGAAAAGCGGTATCGGCACTGCTAACGTGCCGCACAATGCAGTAACGGGCCGCGCCTATAACGGGATTAATTGGATTGTTCTTTCTTGTGCCGCCTATGCTAGCACTGGTTGGCTAACCTATAAACAAGCCCAAGACTTGGGCGGCAATGTCCGCAAGGGTGAGAAGGGGACGCACATTGTGTTTTGGTCATTCCCTAAGGTTCGGGATGATGAAACGGGCAAGGATAAGGTTATCCCGTTTGCAAAGCCCTATACCGTCTTTAATCTTGACCAATGCGAAGGGATTGATGCCGCCAAGCTTAAGACGTTCACCCCTGCCATTACGGGCGAAACGCCTATTAATGATATCGCGGCACGGCATAACGTCCGTCTTAATCATGGCGGGGACAAGGCTTTCTTTTCGCCAATGTCTGACAGCATTGGGATGCCAAGCGCTGATGCTTTCACAACCCCTGCCCATTATGCCAGCACCTTGGCACATGAGCTTGTGCATTGGACGGGACACGAATCGCGCCTAGCTCGCACGTTCGGCAAGCGCTTTGGCGACGATGCCTATGCTTTTGAGGAACTAGTTGCGGAGATTGGTTCGGCTTTCGTTTGCGCCACAACGGGCATTGCCTTGGACGGATTGCAACACGCTGATTATGTCGGTTCGTGGCTTAAGGTTCTCAAAGCAGACAAGCGGGCAATCTTTACCGCTTCAAGCCAAGCCAAGAAAGCGGCAGAGTTTTTGACTGCCCAAGAGGCAGAGGAAGAAATGGCGATTGCCGCCTAACCTAACAGGGGCGGCACTGCCGCCCCTTCTTTATAAGGATATATATATTTATGACCATTACCGCAAAGCAGGCCAAGACTTTAGCCGTTTCATATGCCGCCTATGTTTCGGCTGACCCATACGACTACCTTACAATCTCTTTCTTTGGGACTAGGTTATTAGAAGTCTTAGAACAAACGGGCGTCCACCTGCACGACCCCGAATTGATTAAGCAGCGCGTTGCACACGCTGACCGCCAATTAGACCACCAAGAATTAACCGCCTAACCAAATAGGGGCGGCACTGCCGCCCCTTCTTTATAAGGATTGATTATGCCCAACCTAATTAAATGCAAGCGCGTCACTGGCGCGAACGGCGCGACCGGATTGTGCCGCCTTGATATAGAAGAAATTGAACCCAAGGTTTACCGTTTCAATGAAGCGGCAGGCGGCATGGAATGGACGCCACCAGATACGTTCAGCGTTAGGGGCTGGAATGGACGCACCTACTGGTCACTGTTCGACCCGTCACGGTTCCATATAGTGAAAGGGCGATAACCAAACAGGGCGAGGCTTCGGCCTCGCTCACCCCTAAACTTACTATCATCTTATAGGCTTCAGACGCTGGGCGTCTGGGGCGTTTTGCCGTGCCTAATAATCACGCGAGTGATTATCACATATGGGTTTTTGCGTCAACGTAATAATTTCGGTGCTTTGTAATAAAGGTTGTAATGTTTTTCGGGTGCTTTGTAATGTTTTTTTTGGCAGTTTTCTGCGCTTTGTAATATTGTAATGTTTTTTTTTGGGTTATATATTTTCTAGACAGTCACAACGAGGCCCCTCGCTGATGCCAGCCTTCCGTAATAAAATCCAAACCCCTTCTATATATAATATTTTAAAAAAGATTACATTATTACATTACCCCATTTTATCACATTCAACCCCGCAGAAATCCGGCGTTTTGGTTTTGTAATATCTTTTGTAATAAACCGCTCAAAAAAACCTTACATTATAACATTGCCGCACCCTCAAAATCCTACAAAGCACAATAAAATGCACCAAGCCGAAAAAAAGTTTCGGGTAGGGGTTGACAATGTAAAGCGAAGGGTTCAGAGGGGTGAGGCCAAGCGGGACAGCATGGCAAACATTTGGAGAAATGACATGGTTACATTTATCGGTAAATCTTCCCCATGGGGCAAAGTGCAAGACGAAGAAGTCATTGCAGAAGGCATCATCTATGTATCGACCGCCTCACATGGTGGCATCTGGGTGGCGCGTGAATTGATGCACCGTATTCAGAAAGAGATGCAGGACTACGCAGAATATTGGTCTGGTTCGTCGCAATGGTTCGAGGAGGATTGCGCGGCGCAGTGCGTAGTGGTGAGCTTCCCCGAATATTTCCCTGCCGAGCAGGTGGCATCGGCATGGGGCGTTGTGAAGCGTTACGTCACGAAGGAGGCAGCGTGATGGCTATGAAATATTTAGCGACACCGCTTAAGGCTACAGGCTGGGAAAATACCTTAGTGAACGACAGCGAGGGCAATACAATCTTACTGATGCCGAATGGACATAAGGGATTGGAGGCCACCCAAGAGGCTACGGCGCTATTTGCCGCCGCACCGGATATGCTGGCGGCTTTGGAATGGTGGCAAGCGCAGATGCGCGATGACTGTTGCGACGATATAGGCAAGCTGTTGGATGAAATGAGCGCCAAGGCCCATGCAGCAATAGCCAAAGCGAAGGGAGAGGCATGATGCGTTATTATATAATCCAAGACACCGCGCAGGGGATTCGTCCCCTGCCATACACCGAGCGCGGCTTTGATACACGCCACAAGGCGAGGCATTATCTGGACAAGACGGGCGAGAGCTATTGCCGGATTGTTGGCAAACCAAACTGAGGAGCAAACTAATGCGTAAATATCCAAACTATATAACTTTCGCATGGGAACGCAGCGATGGCGACATGGAAATCGTCGGGACGTTGAACGGCGAGACAATCGACGACGACATGGTATGGAATTACCTAGTCGAGCAGACGCTAACCATAATGCAAATGTCTGACGAGGCCACCCAAGCATATCACCGCGAGGACGTTTATTCTGTCATTGACATGACGGACGCCGAGGAATGGGAACCATTTAAAGTAGGGGGCAACACATGATGACGGATGGAGAAAAGGCATACCGCGAGGACGTAGCGCGGCGGGGTGTTTACCCTGATGGCTTACCAAGGCGCGATTGGTCAGAGCTTGACGATTTAATCCGCTCGACATGGGAGCGGAATCCGACAGCGCGGGACTGGGAACCAACGGAGAAAGCAGCATGACAGACACAACTTGCAACGGTTGGCGCAATGCCGCCACATGGACAGTTAATTTATGGTTCGGTGACCATTGGGCAGAATTGGCAGAGGATGGCTTTGACTTCTCCCCCGAGTATTTGCGCGACATGGTGGATGAGTATGTTTCTGAAAGGATAGGCGAGGATAACGGTTTCATCTGGGATATGCTTGACCTTTGCAGCGTCGATTGGGACGCTTTGCGCGACCTCTACGCACCCGAAACGCCACATGGCGAGGAGCTATGCCGCAATGGCCGACCAATGTCCCAATGTGAATGTTGTTAAGGAGCAGAGAGATGAGAAACGACCTAACACCCTTTAGAACAGTGCGTGAGTTACTGGCTAACCGCGACGAGGTGCTGATGAGCAACGCGGTAGGCGTTGACGGGCAGCTATACGAGGACAGCGTGGAGAACTTAACGGCAATCTTGGCGATG